TGGAGTAGATACTGGAACGATGGCCTGTGTCAAGGACAACCAGTTTGCGTATACAGAAAACAACCCTGTCAACTGGAGGGCGGGTTTCGCAGTATTGACCTTTATCAACGGCAAACTCATGCCACCAGAGCTGGCAGAGGTTATCAACGAGGATGAGGGTCTAATTTATTTTCGTGGTCAGTTAATGAAAGTATGATCCAGCTCACATCCACTATTCTGAAGAATATGTACACCATGCTTGTGGTGTGCAAGCCTTTTGATAAGTGGGATATGCCGTTACCAGAGCAGATAAAGTTCATCGTGGATCACGATCCCGATACGATGGGAACGTACCTATACGATGATGGGGGCAAGCATGAACACGTTATTACGATATCAGCAGCAAGGTGCGGATTTTTGGATACAGTCATTCGGACAATGGCTCACGAGATGATTCACGCTAGTCGGTGGAATACTTCCACAGCTGCATGGCAAAAACACGATAAGACATTCCGACACAGAGCCAAACTGGTAGCAGATGAGCTAGGCTTTGATCCGCTAGAGCTTTAACCTATAAGTTATTAAATAAAACTTTAATATAACTTTAATGTTATAAAAATGTTACGTTATGTATACATATGGTAACGATTATGTATAAAATGTTACACATTATGCGGTGATTCATGCGGTGATTATTTAGTGGCTAATATGTAAAGACCTACATTACTAAACGCATACCCGCTATATACCACCGCCATAGGCACATTACCCTTTAGTCCTTGCTCTACAGCTATGTAGCCATAAATCAGACCTGTAACGATGATAAGCCAAGCACTCATTTCTCTTGTGCCTTTCTTAGTATTGCTCTAGCAAATTCAATTAAATCCTCTTTTTCATATTCAATAAAAATATCATACGGATTGTTTTTGAACCCAGTTAATGACAGTATTTCCTCATCTGTTAGTTCTTTTGCTGGATGGGTATAGAGTGGAATAGTATGTTGCTCATCCTGTTCTCTACGCACTACGGCTTTAATAATATGGTCTGCATCCAAAACATCTTGTGAAATCCACGCTACTGGTTCATTGTTCATTTATTAGCTTTTCTCAGCGCAATATGCTTTTGTAGGATGTGCCAAAACTCAGACTTGATTGGCATCTTAGTCTCCCGCCCAGCGCACACCAGAGCGCCCAAGCCTAGTCTGCACAGCTTTTCGTTATCAGACTCTTCATCATCTAATGGAATAAAGCCAGCAAATGGAACTGGCTCAGTATTCGCACAATGGTGGATCTCATCAATGGGCAACCGCTCTCCGCAATGCTCACAACTATTACGCATCGCTTCTTCTCTATCTTCAGTCGTAAACGTGGTCATCACAATCTCCTCAGTTAAATAGCGATATCGCTATAAACGAGATTCTTTCCTAAAAAAATAGAAAAGTAAAGGGGTTGTTGTTATTTTATTTCGATGTCTTCAATATCGGGTGGCTTGATATTGATACCAATCACCGATGGCTTATCTGAATCCTCTGGGCTATCCAGTAATCCAGAGGCTTTGGCTAGTAGGCGCAGCACTCCAACCTTGTCGTACAGCTCCAACTCTAGATTACCATCCTTATTAACCTTAATACTACGGATGGCTTGCAATGCGTGTTCAGGAATATCCTTAGATGCCTTGACTTGGATGTTGCCTTGGTCATCCCACTCCATAATGTCTGTGATTTTAGTATTGGCCATACAGAGTAGGCTATACGCTACCGCCTCCTTGTTCTCCATAATGGTAGCGGAGCGCTCTAACCTCTTCTGTATAGACCGAATCCCGCCCCAGTTCTGCATGGAGGGGATCTGCGTACTTAGATTTGACTTAACTCTTGGCATCAGAATGGAATATCGCTATCTGACTTGGGCATCTCATCGTTGCCACGAGGGGTAAAACCAGCTTGCTTGGGCTTACCGATCTTACCGGCTAGGTACTTCTTGCCTGTCTTAGCCTGTTTCTCATACGCATTGAACCAATACTCGATGCCATCAGCCAGCTTGATGGATCCTGTCCAATCCGCATCTGTTTCTCCACGCTTTCTGTCGTTGACGAATAGCGTAAAGCTACCTTCTTTCATTTCATATGCCATTTAGTCGTACCTCCTAAAAGTAACTGTCTTCAACATTTCCATTTGCCTCTCCTCTTATGGTTTAAATTTACTTTCTTCAATTGCCTCTACTACGTTTGCTGAATCCGACAGCCTCTGAGACTCCACTATCATCGCATGAATAACTGCTTGTAGGGAGAAACCCTGTCTCAGTAAGCCAAGACTACAACTGTGCAGCTCTCGTTTCAACTTCTCTTGCTCTTCCATGTTGCCTCCTTAAAAAAGTGGGGAAAAATTGAGTGGGGCACCCCGCCCATAGTGGCAAGGGTGGGGGGAGAGGTATGCCACTCGCTGGCAGACCGCCTCCAGCCAAGCGCAGAGGGCATCTTGCTTTCTGTATACACACCCACCTCTGCCTGTGCCGTATGCATACCACCGATTGGGTACGTTACAAGCCATGGCTGTAATCAATGATGGAGGTTGGTCGCTCTGGTCTGGCTCTCAGCCACAGCTCTAGGTCATGTGCGAACTGCTCATTGGATAAACCTATCGATTCCGCAACCTCGATAGCCTTCAGGTCTAGTTCATTTATTGTCTTTGTGTCTTTATATATTTTTCCATATAAGAGACTAACTATCTCCAACTTGCTGTTATAAGCCAATACTGCCTCACCATTGCTCTCAACCACTCGCTTGCTATCCACATATTCCCCAAGTGTTTTCACAGCCTTAGCGCTCGTTTTAGACCCCTTCTTAGCCATCTCTCTCTCCTCTTTCAAAATCATGTATGGACTTCTTCCATCCTCAGTATTCAATGCCAACGCATCAGCCAATGAGATATCTTCGTTATAAACAATCCTCATGGTTGATGTGTGGCTCATGCGTGCGCCCTTGGTTAGCCGATCAACGTAGTTCTTCTCCCTCAACTTCGTCATCTGGGCGGTAATGGTTCTGCGACTGACTCCCAGATCCTTAGCCAATCTCTCTTGACCAACCCAAGTAATCCCGCTCCTGTTCGCATAGGCACACACCATGCAAAGAACTCTGAGCGCCCCAAGACTCAGGCTCTTATCCATCACAGCTCGCAATGGCACAATCGCTATCTGCCTTCGATCTTGTGGCTTTGGCTTTATCCTAATCTTAGGTTTCTTTGGGATATCAAAATTCATTGAATAGAACCTCACCCGCTTATATAAGCGAGATATCTCTTTCGAGAGTGTCTATCGTTTATCGCCATGCTTAGGCTATTCGCCATCACAATGCTAGGCCCGATCTCTTCGATGGTCATCCCTTGTGATTCAGCTGCGTTTATCTTGGTCTGGCAACACTCCATTCCAAAGGGCTGGGTTATGGCCCCGAGTTGTCTTTTTAGCAGATTAGCCATGAGTTTGTAAAGGATTATCTTTCAATTCAAATTCGCCCATCTCAACTGTCCACCACGAGCAATGACACTCCTTGCAGACCCTACGTCTTCTGATCCAGTTCTTCGTCTCATGCGCCCTCGTCTCAGCTACCTTAATCTCGTGGCTATCACAGCCATCATTAACACAAATCATTGCTCTTGCTTTCTCTTCCAGATATCTAACATGGCTGCGTACAACTTAGCATAGCCAGCCTCGCCACGCACCCTTGCCACTTCCTGGAGGTACAGTTGCCGAGTTCGCTTGGATCTAAACTTTCGAAAGACCCATTTGGCCTCACAGTACACCCTAAACTCGTCTGAATAGGATCCAACCGCTCTGCCATTCGGCAGATGAACCAGCCTTGATGTTGGGTGAACCTTACGACAAGCGAAACAGATGGGTCGTAGTACATTTATTTGCTCTCCCTCTCTGTCTTTCTTCGGTAACAATCCTTGCACATCCACCGCCTGACTCTTCCCTTTGCGCTTACTTTCCAATTGCCACCTTCTATATGTACGCTGTATTGACAATTACTGCACCAGCGCTTGCCAGTAATACTGGACTCAGCTTGGACAGCCTTTGTGTATACGTCTTTATCATGGGTTCCCATGTTCTAACCTATTTATTCGTTCACCAATCCACCGCATCACCGGCACAGCCATTGAGTTGCCCATTGCTTTGTATCTTGGGCCGTCTGGGCAGCTCTCTTTGATGTTTGTGTAGTTATCAGGAAAACCTTGTAATCTCTCACACTCAACTGGTGTCAGTCTGCGGACAGCCATGTTATGCATTGTTGCTGGGGTTTTGCTTTTATCCAATGTGGGGCTTATTGTATCCACAGACATACTTTGGGATGGTGAATTTTGCCAACCAAATGCTGCTGCAACTTGGTTATCTCCCATTTCTGCTCGTAACGTTGGGCTAATTTCTTCACTAAATCGATTAGGATTACCCTCTCGCTTTGCAATGCCTGGCTCAAAGCCATAAGCAACTGCATGAGTTGTTCTAATATCTCCCAAATCAAATGTGTTTAAAGTGTTGGCTTTACCATCATTTATCCATGTTTCAAAATCATCTGCAGATTGAGCTCTGCGACTCTTTCTAAATACCTCTTGAATTAAATGCCCTTCTTTACCACTAGCATTGCAATTTAATGTGGCAGCAACTTGAATTGGTTTAATTCTGCTATCTTGGTTATGCCATTCATAAGCAATATTTTGCACGAAAGGTATATTGCCACCGCCAGAACCCCATGTACTGGTTACTGTTTGGCATACCTCGCCCATTTCTTTTACTCTGCTATCGGATGGGTGGTTTTCATACGCAACTAACTTCATCATTGTTGGATTACAGTCATCAGAACTTATACCTTTATGGTCTCTTGCAGTCAAAGGGCCAGTATGTTCTGTACAAATCATATTGAATCCATCTGCCCTAGAGTAGTCGTTACAAGTTGTTTGGAGACAGTTAGCAACGCTTGGTGTAGCAAAGGTGGTAATTGTTTCCCCCTTTTTTCTGCCCTTCGGAGTATCCCTTCGCAAGCTCTCGGACTCAAATAAAACTTGTGCGGGAGGTCTCCAATCTCCAAGATGTCCGACAACAAACACTCTTCTTCTGCGCTGTGCGACTCCGAAATATTGAGCGTCAAGCACCCGATATGCGAACCCATACCCGCATTCGGCCACCGCTCCGAGAAAGGAACCAAAATCCCTTCCACCGCCTGAACTGAGGACACCCGGCACGTTTTCCCATATGAACCACTTGGGTCTAAACTTGTCAAGAATTCCAACATAGGTGAGGGCAAGGTTTCCCCTTGGGTCTTCAAGTCCTTTTCTGAGTCCGGCAACTGAGAATGATTGGCATGGAGTTCCTCCAACCAAAAGTCCAACTGTGTCATTGATATCCCACTCCTTGTATTTTGTCATGTCACCAAAGTTGGTAACGCTTGGATAGTGATGCGCTAATACTTGTGATGGGAACTTTTCTATTTCACTAAAGCCAACTGGTTTCCATCCCATGTGATGCCAAGCAACTGTCGCTGCCTCAACTCCGCTACATACGCTTAAATAGTTCATTTAATCTCTTCAATCATTACTTTGATAGAGCCACCAGGCACAATCTGTGAGCCACGATAGATGCACAGCTCATCTACTTGGCTATCATCATCAAATAGGCCAGCATCTTGCAAGCTATCTAACACGCTCTTGATGCGGTTATCGATATCGAATACTCGCTTATCTCGTGGCCACACCACCATGCTGATAGACAGTCTCTTGCTGCCCATCTTGGGGAAGTCGTTACATGAAACGTACTCGGCCACAGCTTGCTTGTATTCGCGCCCAGCCTTACTCATGTAGGTAGCATGAGCGCCCCTACGATAGTAAGTATTGACCGATGGTGGGAATGGCA